ATTCTGTTCCTTCAGACATCTTTGCCTCGTTTTTTGTTAGTTCGCTATGTTGCCAATCTAAAGCAAACATTAAAGCGTCCCATAACATATAAATTTCTTCTTCGTTTAACTCAATAACGAGATTCGTCGTAAATAGTTTCATTTGAGATACTCCTCCTTTGATTGATAATACCTACATTTTTGTTCTTGTTCTTGCGTTGTTTTTTCTTTATAAGCAATAGGATGATTACAAAAACCAACAAACATATTTACATTGAATACACAATCAAAACATTGTTTCATTTTAATAACCCCCATTCACTTAAACTTTTAGCAAGTTGTTTCTTTTCAAATTCAGTCCTGTTAGCTGTATAATTCATAAACCAACTAAAAACCCTAGTTTGAAAAAATCGTTCTGTCTCAATACGAGCTTCTTTTTGTTTGCATTCAATAATTTCTTCATAAATAAACTTTGGTATAATCATTTCAAATACTCCTTTAACAAGTTAAACTCGGTTTCGGTTAGTTTTCGGTTATCTTCAACCATATCGTTATATGTTTCTAAATCTCCACTATGTAAGAAAATAAACACATTAACTTCTTTCTCTTTAATAATCTTCAAGACCTTTTCCAATTCTTCTAATCGGTTGAGAGCAGATTTAAGTTGTGTCCTGTAATCAGTAATTCGCTTACACAGATTTTCAACAATACAAAGTCCAAGACCTTCGCTTTTATTTACATTATCTTTGAATACTTCTTTGATAGGCATACCAATTCGCTTTTCAATATTTTTGTATTCTTCTAATCGGTTGAGAGCAGTTTTAATAATGTTTGTTAATTTCGTAATATCAATACTACTTCCAACAAATAACTTGTTGATATTTTCAAGTGCTTCTTTTGGTTGAAGATTGATTGTTGAATCTGTTATTTGCACTATTTGTTTAGTTAATCTTTTCATAACAACTCCAACTCTCCTTTCTCGTTCATTTTAGCCACATAGATCAGACCTTTATCTGTCCAAATAGCACCATAGATTTGTGTTATTGGTATATTTCTCAATTCACACTCTTGTAATGGAATACCTAAATAAAGACCTCTTGTTCCTTTAATCACAAACTCACTACACAATTCTTCAATGGTGTTGGCTTGTTTAATGATTTTTCCGTAACGTTTGCTGACGCTATAAATCTTTTCGCTATCTCGTTTTCCTTTGACCTTAAAAACAAGAGCGTTCTCGCCAACAACTTCAAACAAGTTAGTTTTCGTTCTAATAAACTTCATCGTTTTTTCTCCTCAATTTCTTCATACATACGATTTAATTCGTCTTCGTATTCATCACAGTTTTCACAATAAACGTGGCATCGACGCTCGTTTTCGCATCCGTCGCACATTCTTGAATAGAGTTCTTCCTCTATCTTCTTAAAATCAATCTTTGGCATTTTTGTTTTCTCCTATAAGGTTGTGGTAGAACTCTGTCATAAAGTCCGTCACCAAGAATAGACCGACCATAACCCCAATTACGACGAACAAAGGAAATAAGATTATTAAGATAAGGATTGCGAGTATTTGCTTTAGAATTTTCATATTAGTTCATCCTTTCTAACAAGGCTTCTTCGGTCTTGTCGTTTGCGTGATTTGCGTATGTGTCCATAAACATCGATGGTGAGTGTCCAAGACGTCTTGCCGCACTTTCCAACTCTTGCCCGGTATGGCACACGGAAGCGAGCTTTGTCGCCATCATATGACGGCTGGCGTGAGGGTTGATCTCTGGAACATTAGCCAAGATACAATACTTCTTTAATTTTCTCTTAAAAGTTGTTCGTCCCATAGGTGTCGATTTGGTATTCGCAAAGAATAAGAAATCGTTGTCTTTAAGGGATAACGAAATGATATAAGCATCGAGTTCGTCAGCAAGTCCTTGTGGGATAATGATTGAGCGATATGAATCGTGCGTTTTAAGAACGTCAGTTAAAATTGGTTTGCCAGTTCCAGTGACGTATTTAATTTGTTGCTTAATGATGATTTTGTTGTGTTTTTTATCAAAACAGTTTGGTTGTAATCCCAAGAATTCTCCAAGTCGAGGCGAGCAAGTTAGAAATAAACGGAACATCAAATAGTCTTTGGCGTCCGTTTTCGTTGCTTGAATAAATCTTGCTTCTTCATCGGCTGTCCATATAACACGTTCTTTCAGTGGTTTTTTAGAGTATTTGACTTGATACAATTCAATATCGGCGTCTTGATACGTTGTCGCACCAATATATTTGTGTCTATATGCGAAATTAAGAATATCTTTTAATCTTGTAATTACTTTAGATTTGCGAGCGTTAGACGTGCGTAAATCACTAATAAAGCGGTTATACCACGAACGCACGGTATAATAGTCGAACGCTTGACCAATTGACTTACCACCAAAATATGGAAGCAAGTGCGTTCTAATTACGCATTTATCATTTTCGATGGTAGATATGTTCATTTGGTGGGAGCGATATGTTTCATACTCATCGACTAAATCATTAAACGTTTCAATCTTTTTAAGACTGCTGTTTTCAATGTATTCGTTTTTTACCTTTTCAAAATCAGCTTTTGCCATTTGGAGTGTCGGGTATCCAGAGCGATGAAAATGTTTCCAAACACCGCCCACTTTAATCTTGGTATCAATTTCCCAAGTTTTCCCGTTTTGTCTAAATTGTCCTTTTGTTGCCATATTTTTTTTGTTAAACTAATAAAAGCCAGTATTCCTTTCAAATTGTGAGTGAGATTATAATTTGTAAAATGTTGGCGGAACGAGGTATTGCCGTATCTCGTTCTTTTTATTTACCTTTTTAAGATATATTCTTCAATAAACTTTGTTGCCCTTTCTATTTCGCTTGTGGTCATTTGGTTTGTGAGGTCACGGAACTTGCGAACGACGAAGGATCGTTTGCTTGTTTCGTCCACATCGTTTTTTAGTTCACGATACACCAAATATGGAGTTTCGTTAATTGAGGTTTCCACTTGCCCGTCGCTGACTGTTGCGTTAATTGGAGTTCGCTTGATAATCGTTTCCGTGATATGTGGGCGAAGTTCTTGATATTCGCTTTCGCTCAATACAATAGGTTCGTCGCCATATTCAGGAAACACGATAAATCCAATATCGCTTTTGCCGAGTAGATAGTCAGTTGTGACATTGAAGAAACTTGTTAATCGGTCAATATGAACTTGACGAAACGGACGTTTTTCATTTTCAAGAAACGATATTGTCGAATTCTTTATGCCCGTATATCTTTCTAAATTCATATTACTTACGTGCACCTGTGCTTTTAGATAATGCAGTTTGTTCATTGCTGGCTTTTTTTCGTTCTCCTTTCACCTACATTATAAAATTATGATTTCAAAAAGCAACAAAAAATAAAAAATATTTACAAATTGTTAAAAAGTATTTGCATTATGATTTCAATATGCTATGATTTAGTCGAGGCAAAAAATGAAGATTATTGATCGTTCAAAACTATTAGTCGAAATGACACGTAGAAATATCTCTATTAAAGATTTATCTTTAGAATTATGCGTTACGTATCAATGTGCGTATAATAAGATAAAGAAAAATAGGGATTTTACTGAACTTGAAATTACGGCACTTTATCGTATTTTTGGCGAGAAAATCTTTTCTTTTGCTTCATAATGATTTCAAAATGAAATAAGGAAAATAATATGAGCAATGTTACCAAAGAAATTAGAAAAACATTTGAACTCTTAATCAAACCGACTTGGTCATACAAAGAAATAATGGCTTGGTGTTACGTATCAAAAACCACCGCCATTAAAATCAAGGATATGGCTATCAAGGAAAACGATGGGGGCGTCCAATATGGAAGTCACCTTGTAAAAACCGATGCTGTTCTTGCTTATTACGGAACAACTCGTGAAAAAGAACTCAAACTCTACCGTGATATGTTAGGGATTAACGAAAATGATTAACTACAAAGAATTAGAACACTCAACGTTTATGCGTTTCAAAAGTGAAGCCGACTGGCTCAAAGCAAAAGAGAAAACCATCGGCGGAAGTGAAGTCGCAGCACTTCTTAACAAGTCAAACTGGCTTACCAAAGACGACATCTATAACAAAATGGTCTATGGAAAGTCAAAGAAGGTTAGTGAAAACGAGAAAATGAGTAAGGGCAAGAAAGCTGAAAAGCATATTCGCACCTTATTCACACTCGACAACCCACATTATGAAGTTATTAACCAACCGACAAGAGGAAACTGGATGTTCGTTCGTAAGGACAAACCATACATCTCCTGTTCTCCTGATGGACTATTCATCGAAAAGAAAACGAAAGAATTGTGGGGACTTGAAATCAAATACATTGACTTAATCAAGAACGACGATAAGGAACTTTGGGAGAACGACACCTTACCGGAACACTATTTGTGCCAAGTCCTCCAATACTTAATTGCGATGCCAGAACTCAAAGGCGTCATCCTCTATGCTCACAAGAAGTATTATCGCTTCAATGAGGGAGAAAAAGTGCCGACACACACACATAGCGAACAATACCCATACGTTGTATGTCGTGATGACTACTTAAAGGAAATCGCATATATCGAAAGTAAAGAAACGGACTTTTACGAAAATAACGTGAAACTCCGTCGCAGACCGAAAACGGTCATTAGATTCTAAAAGAAAGGAGAAAGCAAATGGAAGAAACAGTATTTGAATTAGAAACTATTTCAAATCGAGAAGATGGCGTTCTTATGGTCAAAGACTTTGCGAACACATTTGCCACGGCTCAAAAGATTATCGAAGAACATCCGATCATATCTATTGAAAACGATGAGCAAAAGAAAATCGCCAAGGCAACGAGAGCTACTCTCAATAAAATCGTCAAAGCCATCGACCGCAAACGTATCGACACACTTAACGACTTCGGTTGTGCCTTCGAGGAACAATGTAATTGCATCAAGACCTTGTTTGATAACCACGCATCAGCGTTAGGCGAAAAGATTAAAGAATACGAAGAAAGCCAAAAACTCGCAGTCAGTGAAACGGCAAAACCAAAAGTTATTACCGCCACACTCAAATTCTATGATGAGAAAATCATCAAGAAATTGACAGACTTCGCCCAAAAGAACGGTTGCGAACTGTCAATTAAATAATCTCACTCAACACAAAGAAAGGAATACTGAAAATGGCTGAAACAACCAACACACAACTTACCTCATTTACCAAAAAGGAAGTTGCCACAGCGATTACAAATGAAACAATCGCAGACTCCTTGCTTGCATCGTTCAACAAACTTGCCAGCCAAGGACAATTAACTTTCCCAGAAGGTTATGCCTTCGGAAACCAAGTGAAATTGATGTATACATCCATTTCGCAAAACGCCAACCTAACAAGTTGCACTCCTATTTCCATCGGCGAATCAATGGCAGAAGCTCTTATTCAGGGGCTCGAAGTCGATAAAGACCAAATCTACTTTATCGCTCGTGGAAAGAAATGCACTATGTTCCGTTCCTACTATGGCGATGTCAAAGTCGCAAAGGAAACAGGATTAGTCAAAGAAATCTTCGCTCGTCCAATTTATGAAGGCGACGAATATGAACTCGACACTGATAATGACGGACTTCCATATATTAAAAACCATAAAACAAGTTTAACAAATATGGATAAAGAACTTATCGGTGGATATGCGTGGGCGGTTATGAAAGACGGAAGCAAACGCTACTGTATTATGACCAAAAAGGAAATCGACGCATCGTGGAGCAAATCAACTGATCCTTCACGAAACGTCCAAAAGACCTTCCCACAAGAAATGGCAAAACGAACCACTATCCGTAGATTAGTCAAAATGATTTTCAATACATCATCGACAAATCTCGGTGAACGTGCCAAATCCGTTATCGCTTCTTACAACCGCAGCACCAAAGAAGAATATGACAATGATGAAAAGCCAACCAAATCAACAGTGAAGAACATTCTCACTGACGAAAATGGCGAACCGATTGTCGCTGATGCCAAAGCAGTTGAAGAAACAAAAGAATAATGCTTTGTCTTCGTGATAAGTGACGCACAACGAAATCTCATTTTATTTCTTTCTACTTTTTCAAAACATAAGCACCAAAAACCATCCTTCACTTACACGAATATCATAGGGTTTGCCGGCTTATCCAAAAAACCGGCTCCCATAATCTCACTCATAAAACACACGAATTATCGTGCGTAATGTAAATGCTCTAAAAACGATGAAACTCGTCTAAAAAGGGCGTTTATACCTCGAAATTAAAGAAAGGAGAACAACTCAATGGCGAACAGACGTATGTTTTCTCTCGATATTGTCGATAGTGACGCATTTCTCGATATGCCAAGTTCAGCTCAAAACCTCTACTTTCATATCGGTATGAGAAGTGATGACGACGGATTTTGTGCCAATCCAAACAAAATCATCAAAATCGTCAGTGGATCGACAGACGACTTAAAACTACTATTAGCGAAAAAGTTTTTACTCGAATGTAACAATGGCGTCGTTGTCGTAAAGCATTGGTGGATGCACAACACAAAACGCAAAGACACCTATAAGCCAAGCAACTACTTACTTGATAACCCGGAACTCAAAATTGATGAGAAAAAAGCCTACACCTTTAACGATAAAGGGCTTCCGTTAACGAGCCGTCAACTTTCCGTTAACGAACCGGTAACACAAGATAAGATAAGTAAAGATAAGTTAAGTAAAGATAATATACGGATAAATAGAAATAGGGATAGTAAGGATTCATCAGTTATAGATGGAATCCATACTAACTTAAAAAGTAAGGATTCATCATTAAATGACGATAACGACCTATTTTAATGAACTCCGAGCACGACATATCTCCGTTCTACCGGAAGATACAGTTTGGATAGATACGTTCTTAACCACCTGCGAAAAGGAACACATCCTATCCAAGCGTGTGAAAGATAATCTCTTATTAAAATCTTTAAGTCTTTTGAAAGAAGGACAAACAACCAAAGACGTGATTAACCTATTCCGTCAAATTAAAAAAATAGACTTCACCAAAATTGATGAAGCCTACCAAATCTCACTCACAAAATGGAAGGACTTACTAAATGACCTACGATAACTACTTATTATTAAAATTCATCAGCGATCGCACCAACTCTGGCGATAAGACCACTGTGGCTGACATCTGTGATAGATTTCCATCACGATTTAAGCTCAACGCAAAAGAAAGCAACTTCTCCAACTGTCCAAAGCTATATGAGGCGGTTGATGAGATTAACTCTGATACCACCGTCCACCAAATTATTGTTAAAGATAACAATAATTTTCATTTGGCAACGGAAGAAGAAGCGAAACACTACTGTTCCGTCATCAAATCAAGGGCTGTTAAGCAGTTCAAAAAGTATTGGGAAATCCAGCGAAAGATTAACCGAGATGGCAATGGCGATTTAGCCACCATTGGAAAAGACTTCGCAATTGATTTCATCAATTCTTTTGTTGAAGAAGAAAATGTCGACAATCAATGAATTTAGATTTATTGGGACAGTCTACGGCAATCCCGAATTAGAACAAGTCGATGAAAGTAATTACCGAGTTTGGTTCACTCTGGCTATCAAGTCGAACATCAGCAAGAAAACCAACTACGTGAAATTGCTCGCACCGTCAAATCTATGGGAAAAATCCTACTTCTTTTGTAGAAATGGGAACGAAATTGTCGTTAATGGTGAAGTTATCTCTAAAGAGATGACTGATAGACGCACAGGAAGTATCACAAGCGAAATAATGTTCGTGTGTTCCGATGTGCTTCTAATAAAAAAATGCCAACGCAGAAACGTTAGCGAAAAGAAATTTAGGGCAATCGTAAATTCGATGCCACTCGATCTCAACATAGGAGGAAAGCGAAATGAAAATCGTGACGAGAACAATTTACTTGATGACGAAGAAGGACAAGAAACTGATACTTCAACAACTCAAAGCACGCAAAATACGTCGCAATGACTTATGCCAAGAATTAGGTATTAGCCGAACATCGTTTTACGAAATTCTTGAAGGAAAGTATCCGGTTAATGAGAAACTTCTCAACTATCTTGCCAAGAACGAAATAATCGTTCCATTTACATTCTAAACATCTCACTCACAAGAAAGGAGCATATTATGGCTTGTAATAACTATTTTAGAGCCAAGTTAATACTTGAAAGTAATAAACAACGATGGCTCAAAGTTAATCCAAATTTGCCTGACACCTGTGGGATTTACATTCTTACTCGTGTCGATGAAAACGGAATTAAGTATGCCTACATTGGTCAAGCAAGACACATACTCACACGTTTAGCACAACATTTACGAGAATACCCACCTCAACATATAGATTTATCCTTAAAGAAACATAAATTATATAGCGAAGTGCGTCCGCACGGATGGAAAGTCGAGTTTAGAGTTTGCGACGAAACCGAGTTAGATAACGAGGAAAAGTATTATATTCACCTTTACGCATCGAGCGGTTATCAACTTCGCAACAAGACTTCTGGTGGACAGGACGCTGGAAAATCAGGAATTGATGCTAACCGACCATCAAAGGGCTACCACGACGGTTTGAAGCAAGGATACAAAAATGCCATCAAAGACGTTGGAGAGTTCTTTGAAAAGTATCTTGATTATTCAATCAAATTGCCGACTTTAACCAAGAAAGGCAACCCAATTGTCATTAAACAACGCAAGTTTGAGGAATTCAAATCCCTCTTGAAAGGCGAAACCGATGGAACTGAATAAGATTTACCACCGAGATTGCTATGAGGCGATTAAAGAAATCTCTGACAAAAGCATCGACCTGATTATTACTGATCCTCCGTATGACATACCCGGCATACACGGAGCAGGCATTATGGCATCACGAAAAGCCGGTTCATTTATGAAAGACATTGAATCAACCGAGCTTCACGTTGGTCTTGATATGTTAATTCTCGATGAATTTGTCCGTGTATCCAAGAAAATCAACTGCTACATCTGGTGTAACAAAAAGATGCTACTGCCACTGATTAAGTTTTTTGTGGAGAAGCACTCTTGTAATTACGAAATCATCATTTGGGCGAAAGATAGTCCTATCCCATTCTGTGGAACACATTATCTTGTAGATAAAGAATACTGTCTTTACTTTTGGGAAGAAGGAGCACCTATTCACATACCATTTGAGCGTGCGAACACGGTTTATTTTACAAAGAAAAATATCGTAGATAAGAACGATTACGGACACCCTACGATTAAAGATTTGGAAATAACCAAGAACTTCGTTTTGAATTCGAGCAAAGAAAACGATGTCGTCCTTGATACGTTTATGGGTTCAGGCACGACAGCAGTCGCTTGTAAGCAAACAGGCAGACAGTTTATTGGGTTCGAGATAAACGATGAATATCACAAAATTGCCGTAGATCGTCTTAACGGCATTAACCAAAAAGGCGAAATGAACTTATTTGAAACTGATTTTGATAAAGTTTACGAACAAATAAATTTGTTCGAGGAAGGAGAAAATAACGATGTCAAAACAAGAAACGATTAGTCTGGAACTAACACCTGTGGAGTTGGGGCAATTAACTCTATGTATCGGTCATCGCATTGGTGGGCTTATGGAACAATTTGCCAACGCACCAAAACTTGATGACCAAAAATCTTACGAAGGTCAAATGGCTTTCTTGGAACGACTTAACAACAAAGTTAAAGAAAAAATCATTGAGGTAAGTAAAGATGGAAAAGGCAATTGAAGAAGCAATGGATTACGTTGCTCGTAGATATACGAATAACGAAGCCACAAAAACCGTGAATATCCCTGACCAAACCATCACTTATGAAATGGATTTAGGTGGGCGTTTAGCTCTCATCGCTTATAGCAAAGATGATAATTTTATGCTCGCTGGAATTAAAAACGGACGCCTTATTACTACTGACGCAGCAAAAGATTATTATAAAAAAGTCTTAAAAGACTTTGAAAATGATATTCTCGCTTGGCGTAAAGACCACGTTGGATGTGCGAAACGTTTATGGGAGTTGAATTAGTATGGCAAACCGTAAGACACAGAAAAAAAGGAGATTAGCCGATGAACGAAAGCAGAAGCAAGATAACTCTCCACGCAGTCAGGCGAATGAAAAGCCGACTTCGTTTAAGTGGTAGTAAAAAGCAATTAAAATTGCTTGACGAAGTTTTGAAAAACGGAATTCGTGAAGAAGATTTAGAAGATGGCGTCATTAAAGACTTTCTCGCTTCAAAAGGCGACGATACCATCAAAATCGTCTACAACAATTTCGTTTATATCTTCGGTAAAAACTCTCGCAAACTAATCACGCTATACGAATTACCGTGCGAATACACAGGAGGAAAAAACGATGGTCAATAACGAATTTCACCTAATAGGAACGGCAGTAAGTGATTTCAAAGAAATCAGCCGAAAGCGTTTCGCAATGTATGGACTTGATGTTGAAGTTGAAAAGTATAATGGTCAAACTTTCCAAGTTGAAGTCCTTGTATATAACACCAACACGAAAGTCGATGTCAAAGCTCAAATCTACGGTCAGCAGGTGGCTATAAATGGTTATATTGATACAGCCATATTGCCGGACAATTCTCAAAAAGTTAAGTTAATCGTTCAAAATATCTTAATTCTTAATAAAAAGAAAGTATTTAATAACACGCAGGCACAAGCGAAAGGACAGGAATCGTCGATCGAAACTGACGACGATCTACCATTCTAAAAACGATGACAGACGAAACAGGATTAGCCAAGAACGTAATTGAAAGAATTAAGGTTTTGCTTTTCAATTATGATTTGGAACTGACTTATGCTCGTGGTCGGGTGCGTGAATACGAAATAACGATGCGACTATACGGGAACGATAAGCGTAAAGAATTTCAGCGAAAGTATCTATCAGCCAAAGTTGATAAAGAAAAGTTTGAAAACTACATCGATGAGATTATTGACGCCAAGAATGAGATTATGGACAACATTGACATCATTTTGTCCAATTACACTCCACGATACAAGGAAGTGTTTATACTTTACTTTTTTGAAAACAAGACCTATGACGAGATTTGCGATAAGACTAATTACTCACGTGATGCGATAAAAGACATTATCAAAAAACTTAAATGTATGGTTATTCAATTCTATTACATATAAAAAAAAGGGAACACAATTAAGTGTTCCCTCTTTATTTAGGTTGATTTTCCAACGCATTATTGTTATTATAATGGTGGTTTTCAAGTTATTACTACTTGATAAGAAATAGCACTCGCCAACCTATCGGTGCTATTTTTTTAATCGTCAATGCATCCAGCATCTACGAGTTCTTGATATTCTTCTTCGGTTAAGTCATTTGGCTCAATTTCATAGAGTTCCATCAAGTTCGCAAGTCTTTGTTCGTATTGAGTTTTCATACGTTGCTCCTTTCTAATCAAGTAATTCATCCCAATGTTCGGTAATGTAGTCGTATTCTTCCTGCGTAATTGTTCCGCAAGAATTGAGACTGCGTAATTGGTCGATTGCGGAATAAGTGTCATCAGTTTCCCAATCAATCCAATCATTTAAGATTTCTTTGCATCGGTCATTCATTTTATTTCTTCCCCCTTTTTCACGTTCTTGAAAATTACAAATGGTGGTTTGTAAATTCGTTTTAGCTCATCTGGATAATCTTCATCGATGATTGTTATACAATCAATGTATGGATCGATGTTAATTTGGTCTAAATCCTCCATATCACGTTTGTTTAGAATCGCATTGTAAATCGCATCCCAATCAAAGTTGTGCTTGACCGAGAGTGCGAGTATTACTTCTCGTGCCTGTTTTTGTATGTTTGGCATCGGTTTTTCCTCCTAATACATTAGTTCCAAATCTTCGGCTTCTTCGTAGAAGTCAAAACCTTCTTCGGCTAACTTCTCTTGAAGATAATTCCAAAGGCAGTCAGGACTTTCTTCTTCATACCAAGCACTACGAATACGCTCGTATGCATCTTCAAACTCTTTTAGAGTTTTATTTGTTTCTACTCGCACCATATAGACCTTATCGTCATAGTCAGTATCAACAAGTCTTACTAAAAATTTATTCATCGTTTTATCCTCCTCAAATGTGTGATACCAAGCAATTGCGAAGTTCGTTATCACTAATGTAAGATGCTTGAACGTGAAGCACTGCCTGTTCCTGTTCGTGTGTGAGCGACACGAGTTCGCCTTCGTCATCTGATGCACAAATGAATACGTTGCCCACAATGTTTTCCACAACTTTGCCTTCGCTAAATGTGATTACTGATGGGATGACCTTTTCTTTGAAAAGACCTTCGTCGTCGCAGACGATGTCCAGACGGTGAGAACCAAATTTTCGAGCTACGATGTCGATCGTTTCGCAGTCAAGTAGTCCGTAGATTGCTGGTAAAAACTCATCATATTCTAATGAGTATGGTTTGATAGTGTTGTCTTTGGTATTAACTAATACCCCTTTAAGTGTTTTCATAGTGTTTGTATTCCTTTCTTAATCAACGATTAAGATGACTTTCCAACCTTTGTCGGTAAAGTATCCGTATTTTTTGTATTGCCTATACGCAATGAGTTTTCGCAATAATGAAAAATTGCGATGTTGAACGTAGTTCAAAAAGTGAGTGAGTTTCATTTTTAAGTTTCCTTTCGTGTGTGTAATGTGTGTGTATTAAATAACTAATAATGATTACTTTGTAATGATTATAGTCATTTAACAATGTAGAGGTCAGTGTCGCAGTCATACGAATCAGTTGCGTTGTATGTGCCATCATTAACCATTTCCCAAGCAATATGCGTTGCTTCGGCTTCGCTGTTTGCTTTGATTTCAATGTCATCATCAAAGCGAGTTGTAATGTGAACCTTAAAGGTTTTCATTTGCCGTTCCTCCTTTCTTTACATAGTAATAGTCGCCGTTTTCGTAGTCATCGCAGTCAATGTGTTTATTACACGCTCTTGCTCTACGCTCGGCTTCATCGTATGTGTCATACGTTTCTTCCGTAAGATTTTCTTCAAAACCTGTATCTCCATAGTGAAAAATAACTTCAAATTTAGGCATTGTTTTAAGTCCTTTCTAATAAATCTTTATATAGGTAAAGTCGTTGTCTTGTGCGAATACACGCATTTTGTGTGTGATGTATCCACCTGTGCTCGAACGCATCCACCTGTGAACGAACTCGACTTGTATGTTGTCGCCCACTTTGGCATCGATTTCTTGACGAGGTGTCTTGTATGTGTCTATGCCGATGTGCTCGAACGTGTGGAGAGAGATGACTTCGCTTTTCGCTTGTCTATCTCTCTCTTCCTGTGCCTGCTGGCGTTGATGTGCGACTTGGCTAACCCAAGTCATATATGATTTGCTAATCATTGTCGCATTCCTCAAAAACATTTGCTTTTGATAAATCAAAAGAACACAAGAACAACCAATAAATCTCAACATTTTCATCGATGAATTCAAGTCCGTCCCCACCGAACTTTTCAACAAATGATTTCATTTCGTCTGGCGTAAATCCATCGTCCTCGTATATGTCCCTTTCAGCACAAGTGTTTGTTCCATTTTCGCTGTTCCAAAGGAAGTTGAAAAGGTATTTTGCGATTTTCCATTCTCTTTCCGTAAAATCATCTTTTACATATAATTCACTATTATATGTAAACTCTTCGCATCCACATTCAGCACCATCGCTGTATGCGTAGAAGCGATTGTGTGGTGTAGTTATCTCGTATAGATAACTTTCATCGCATTGAGCGATAAATTCGATATTAAATTTTTTCATTGTAAAAATTTCCTTTCATAATTTGAGTGATTATTTTTTGTGATGGAACCACTCTTTATGAGTGATTCCATTTGATAAATGTTTAGCATTTGTTTCATCCTTCATAGCGTGTGTCTAAACACGGGTTTGTGAGTTAAAGGCATCATTATGCCACTTAACCACAAACACCGGTTAGACACACAATTACGATGTTTTTAGAACAGCATATCAAATGCCGTTAAGATATTTTGCTTTAAGCAAGGAGCATAAGAGTGATTTTGTTCGATTACATCTCGTGCTTGCGAGCAAATGGCTTTAATGCGAGCAGTATTAGAGGATTCGGTAATAAAAATCGTTTTATTGTTGTTAAACGGTTTTAAGGCATCGAAACTGTAAGTTTCGTGATAATCCATATCTTCATCACCACTACCAAAATCAAGAGAGTTGGCGTGTCCATCAAACAAAACTATATTTAGTTCTTGTTTGGTTTTGTTTGTTTCTTCGTAAATTTGCCTAATCTTGTTGACAGGTAAAGCATTGCCACTAAAAGATTTCGAATATCTTTTAGATTTGTCCTTTTCGATATTACAATTACAAGTCATACGGATAAGTCGCCACTCGAAGTCCTTTCGTTTCTTCTCTATTTCATAGAGAGAACGAAGAACAACGTTTACGGAATCATCGTTTCCACCGAAACTACCACTTTGGTCTAACCAAATGTTCAAAATCTTTTTTGAACTTTTGTTTCGTTGTGTTGAACCTTCAAAAGATTTTTTCTTAAACCACTTATAACTTTCGTTATAATCCTTAAAGAAACGTTTTGCATCGAATTTCCCTGTGTAGCCATATTCAGCGGGTTCGTTATATACGCCTGTTCCTGAATTGCGAGTAATTATTTTTAATAATTCAATTGTAGCGTTAGTGTCTTCTTCAAAATCTTCTAATTTCATAGAATATGAACCGTAGTTCGATGCAATTTCTTTTAATCTTCTCATTGCTTTATCGACAATTTTTTCAATTTCTTCGTTGTCGAAAGTTTTACTTTCAAGTGATTCAAGGTTTTTGTCATCCGATCCTTGCTCTTCATCTTCTGTTTCGTTCGGATTCGTTCCAGTTTTACTGGTAGAATCTGAACTCACTGAAGAAGATGAAGGTTTGCCTTTGTCATCGGTTCCTTCTTCGGTAGGTATACTACCAGAAGAAGATTCCATACCACTTTGTTCACTACTACCTTTCGATTTGTAACTGTCCTTTGGACTGTCACTAATCGAACTGTCTTCTTTGCTATCGGTTTTAGGCTCAATATACTTTTTCCAAATATCTTTTAGATATTTGAGAAGTAAGTCCATTGAATTACATAAAACTCTGGCAGAACCATTAGCGGTGATTTTTTCATTACTTATAATGAAATCATCGATTGAGTTGTTGATTTCTGTTTTCAATACCGGCGAATATCTATGTCTAACACAGTTGAAAACAAAGTTTTCAAAAGAAGTAGAGTGGTTTATTTTACAGATATTGCGTAAGTTTTCCTTGAAATCAACGCCATAATAGAAGCTACCAAGAATAGACTCTATTCTTTCGTCTTCAATTATATTAGCAAACATAGGGTTGAGAACGTCATAACGTTCTTTCTCGTTTGCTGTCAACATTAAATCTCTTGGCGTAAGAATTGCGTGAGAGATTTCGTGATAAAGCAAGCATCTTAAATGCTTCTCTAAATCATAATCGGTTATTTCGGTTTTTTTGCTTCCAGCAATAGCATCGAGAACATTTTTTAGTGCTACGTTTATTCTGAACCTTTCTGGTTCAAAATAACTTGTTTCACTATCTTTGTCGAATTTCACTGGAATTGTGTCTACTTTTAAGTAGTGGGAAAGTGGCAATGTTTCAAGTATTTTTTCACATTTTTGAGATATAATCTCAATAGTTAAGTCTTTTACTTTCATTTTGGTTTCTATATCCTTTCTTTGGAAGGGTATGTTTTACCATACCCATCCAAGTTGAAGCATATCATCGTAGTTTTCGATTTTGCTTGCTCTGCTTACCAAAGGATTTGGTAATGGTGTTTTTCCGTAGTTTGTTTCAAGATTGAGAGTCATCACAATCTTGAAGCCATCGGCAATTTTGATTTCTCTACCTCTATCATAGATAGTGTCGGTAATTCCTTGTAGTCTTGTTAAGACTACTGGATTATACAAGTTAGCTTCGTCGATGATAATTGCTTCACCACTGATCATTGCTTTAGCAATATCAGTGAGTTCATAATTTTTGGTGGACGGATCGAACATTGTGAATAAATCATCTGGATCGGCTGATGCCGAAGCAACGATTTTATGTGCTTTTGGGTTTTCAGCAATTGCTGCTGTTGTTTTTCCTGTTCCAGCACTACCAAATTTGATTTCCAACCTTTGGTTGAATTTGCCGTGTGAAGGTTTAACACTTTTAAGTGTTTCGATGATTTGTTGCCATTCAGGACTTTTGAATTTTTCTTTTGCTTTTTGAAGCAAAGCGTCATCATATCCTGTCACTTTCATTGTATTTACAATGTATTGATTAGGATTTTCTTCGTAGTAAAGACTATTTAATAGTCTTGGGTCTGGTTTGAAAGCAAAGTCCTTACAAAACGTTAAAATCGTTTTGGCTAAAAGGTCTTTTTGTTTGACACTATCTATGATAGTGGTTTTGTCTTTTTCAGTATTCTTTTCTGCTGTTTTTGGCTCATCAGTTCCACTGTTTTCAGTGGAAATGGTGTGGCTTTTTAAGTAGTCACTTCCATTTTTGGAAGTGCCCATAGAGTAAGTAGCAAGTCCACTTGAAGACTTGAACTCCACATCATAAGATGTGACACGGAATTTTCCGCTTTGGTGAAGTGTTGAAGTGCTTTCTCTTAAAGCAACAACTGACTTGAAGCGTGGTGAAGAGTTAAAGAACTCGCTTCCATTTTCGATGGAAGCACCAACTTTTAATACGAAAGATTTTGTAACATCGTCGTAAACGACAATGTTAAAGGTTCCTTTCGCAGCACCTTTGAGTTTGTAAATGGTTTTCATAATTATTACTCCTTTCTTAATTATTCTATTGAATAATTATAAAACCTGTAACGGCTTATAAAAAATTGTTGTAGTCGCCGTTTTTTTACCTATCACTGACAACAATTCGGCAATAAAAAAAGACTTCGCTGGACTTTTAATTCGTTAATTGCTATTCCAAAGTGCGTCTTTTAAGTGTTAAGTATTGCCTTTCTTATAGCACTTTTGATACTTTTAGTATCACTATTCCTATATAGCGTATAATAGTCGGCACTTAACTTTGCCACTTATATTATACAACTTTTAATCAATAGAAAAACAACAATTTTTTTAATAACTATTTTTGAGTGTGCCACTTAAAAATCGTTATTACTTTCGCTTTCATCGTGGTCGCTTTGAACACTGTCTAAAAATCGTTTTCGGCATTATAAATATATATCTATTTATCCGGTTAAATACTCTATTTATAAGTCTTGTATTTATCAATGCGAAAACAAGTTTTCGCTTTTGACAATAATTAAGGTTATTATCTATTTATCCGTTCTTTCTCTATTTAGCCGATTATCAACACTTTAACAATAAATTGTTAGATTATGGATATATTTAAGTAATAATAAGGCGGTTAGGACATTATCTTTTCTCAAAAAATACACGACAAAACAAAAAGAACGAACAACAACCTGTCTTTGATAGAATTTCACGATAATTTTACCCTATAAAGCATTGATATAGTAATAAAGTCCGATAAATACGGACTTTTTTCAACATATGGTCGCATTACTAACAATTAAACCATTAAGAAAATCACAAGCAAGAACACCCACACCCACCCCGGGGAACAAGGGGGGTGCCGTCTATATAAACAATGTCCACCTTAAAAATTTTTCCCAAAAAAATTCAAGCTCTGTTTCACGAACACCATTTCTCTACCCTCTAAAATCGTTGATTTTCGTGTTTAATGTTGGTATGAGCAAGAGCGATTTTTTGACCGGATACGAGCAAAGAGCCCTCAAAGGGTGGAAGAAGACGAAGGCTGACCAAATCAAGGACAGCAAGATGTTGGAAATCACCCTGAAGAACGTCCTTTGCCACGAAATTGAAGGAGCCGCAACGCTGCCTGACGGCACGGCGGTTAATTTGCCGATCATCGACTTGCTCGTGATTAAGAAAGTCGGCTACGACCTCGACCACCCGGAGAAGATCAACCTCAAAGACTACTCCAACGTGCTCGGGGAAACGAAGCAGGAAGTAAACGTTTCGACCGGCGAACAGCTCGCCGAAATGTTTGGGGGAGTTTTCAATGGTTCCAGTTCTCGACAGCCATCTCGAACCGATTCCGGGAAAGTTCAAAAGAACCAAGGCTGACGAAATCTTGGCTCCATACAATGAAGACCTCGCAATCTTAATCAACAACAATGTTGTTCCTGTTTGGGAATTCATTGAAAAATACCTTCGAGTGAAAAACAAGAAGGGTAAAGTCGTCGCATTTGAAATCAACGACGCACAGATTGAACTTTATAAGGAACTGTGCGAGCAAAAACGCAGAGGGGAACCAATGCGTGTGAACATTCTCAAAGCCCGACAGTTAGGTTTCTCGACATTTCTCGCAGCGATTATCTTCGTTCTGACGATTCTTGTCCCGAACCAAACAGCGTCAATCGTCGCCGACAAGGCGGAACACGCTACGAACTTGTTTGAAAAATACAAGTTCTACTACTACAACCTTCCAAAGCCGATGCAAGAGGCACTTCCGTTAGTTCGATCTAACGCCAAGGAACTCGCAGTGAGCTATGGCAAAGGTCAAATCAGTAAAGTGCGAATTCTTGTCCAAGGCGAAAACGCTGGTCGTTCCGACACCTGCCAATATCTTCACCTTTCCGAAGTGGCGTTCTGGGACGACATTGAAGGAACGACAACATCAATCCTTCAAACCGTAGACGATACGAACCCATACTCAATTATCGCCTACGAAACCACCGCAAACGGCGTCAACTATTACAAAAAGATATGGGACGAAGACGTTGGCAACGCTGGTGGTTACCTCGCTCTCTTCTTTGCGTGGTTCCTCGACGATTCTTACCGATTACCGTATGACGGTTTCGAGTTAGAGGAGTGGGAACGAAGACTAATGAGCGAGCACAACCTCGACTACGAGCAAATTGCTTGGTATCACGCACAATACCTAAAAATGCGTCGAAACCTCTCAATGCTCCGTCAAGAGTTTCCGTCTTCACCTGTTGAAGCGTTTATCGTTACAGGAACAAGCAAGTTCAATATGGAGCTTGTTCAAATGAGGAAGGCGGAAATCCTTAAAGAAAAACCATTAAAGACTGGGTTCTTCACATATAAGAAAGAAGTCAGTCAAGATGGTGAGGTAATTCGTATTTCTAATGTGAAGTGGATAAATTCACCAACAGGCGAAATTACGATTTACGAAGAGCCGATTGCTGGAAGACCTTATGTCATCTCCAACGATCCGGCTAATGGTGGCGAAGACTTCTTCGCTACACAGGTCTTTGACAATTACACAGGTCGCCAATGTGCCGTTTATCACAGAAACAAATGCGATGCCGACGATGCCGCCTACCAAATGTATTGCTTAATCAGGGAATACGAGAAAAGTGGTGTCAAGGTTCTTGCGACAGGTGAAACGAACACCACATCTCGTATCTTAAAACTAATTTACAAGTGTGGTCACAGATTTATCTATCAAGACCAAGACTATGATGCATTAAGTGGGCGTTATCAAGATCAATTTGGTTATAAGACTAAAACTAATAACAGATTATCTATGATTGATGCGTTCGCAGAAGCGTTTCGTGATGATCCAAACATAATTCGTGATTACAAGACGATATGTGAAATGGAGAATTTCCAAGTTGTTCGTAATGAATCAACAGGAAAAGAGAAAATCCAAGCACTTCGTAGTGAGCACGACGACCTTGTAATGTCAGTTTGTGGCTTCTTCCACTGCCGACACGCCCAAATCGCTATTCCAAAAGCCAATGCTCCTCACGTTTCAATGGGAATTGACGAACTCGAATACCGAGTTGAGCAAAATCGCAAGAATTTAGCCAATAATTCCACAAGAAAGGTCTATCAAATATGGGATTAAAAAGAGAAGAAATGAAAAAGCTCCAAAGAGAAAAAGAATTTGAAGAATTCTTATTATCTTATGGAATTACAAAAGCCGATTTAGTTTATTTACCAGAAGCACTTAAAGCCATAAAGGAATTAAGTTCGTCATATAAGCCTCACAAAGTTGAGGAAAAACCAAAATCGGAGGTCGCTGTTAAGCCAGCCACACCTGCCGATTACGTCAAAATGTTCAGTAATGATGTAGAGAGGTTCTATCCAAATGCCGACAAACCAAAAGAAGAAAGAAAGTAGTTATACAACCAACTATGAACTCTATTTATTAGATAAAAACTATAAAGAAGGTTCAAACTTAAAGAACGTCATTGAACAAGCACAGAATTTTTTCAACGGCGATCAATATCCAAATGCGAATTACAACAATATGATTCGTATGACGATGAATATCTGCCGTTTTTCTGCTCAAATCAAGGCGTCAAAAATCGTTGGAACTCCTATCTATTTTGGTTTTACAGCAGATAATAACGAAACTGATACCACTGCTTTACGTCAATTCGATGAATATAACTGCTCAAAGTTGTCAATGGAAACAAGCAACTATCGTTCGGCTCTTAACGGATACGTTAACGGAACAGAAGTTACTTTTATCCGCTGGGACGACGATGATACCTCATATAAGGGTATTTATAAAGGTGGTTTAGTCGAAGAACATATTGATCCACTACACTTTGGCGTCGCAAATCCACGTGTTGAAGACTTACAAAATCAACAATGGGTTATGTTCTGGACAACTGCTTCTATTGGAGCATTAAAAGCCATTATCGAAGGCAAAGACGAGAAAGAAATTAAAGAAAAACAAGCCGCACTCGAAGGAGATGCTGAAAACGGCTCTGATGGAAAGGTCGATTATAGCAATATCAACCACCAATTAGTCACATTATTTACTCGCTTTTTCCGTGTAGATGGTGAAGTTTACTTTATGTGCTCAACCAAATCGGTTGACATCTTCCGTTATCCTCACCCACTTTCAAGAAAAGTTGGCAACAAAATCATTGAAAAAGTCGTTAATGACTACTTAAAAGAAATTGCCAAGGGTGAACAAAGCGAAGACAAAGTTCAAGATTACAAAATTGATTATGAAGACTTAATTATGTCCTCATATTCTAATGATGCATTTACAGATAAAGAGTATAAAGAGATTAAAGAAAAATTCTCACTCTATCCATTTGCGAAATTCTGTCCATTACCAACCAATGACGCTTTCTTTGGTGAAAGCTCAATGAAGGAGTTAATTGCTATTCAAAAAGGCTTAAACTTTGCTCTTTCAATGATATTGAAGTGTATGGAAAACAATGCTTACAACAAAATCATTGTTAAAGAAGACGCTTTACGAGGACAGGTTATTACAAATGAGCCGGGACAAGTTATCACTGATTATAGCGGATTTACAAACGCTTGGGGCATTAAGTTTGCTGAAACACAACCAATGCCAAATGGCGTGTTTGACGCCGCCAGCAACTTATTTGCTATGGCAAGAACTGTTTATTCGTTCAGCGACGTTATGGACGGTTCCATTACCAACCAAGACCTCTCTGGATATGCCGTGTCGCAAATGATTAAACAATCGAACACCTCGATTGAACAACAACAAAAATTATTCTTCCGTTACAACGAAGAAAAGGCATATATCCGCTTAATGTATTACAAACATTATGTAGATGAAGCCAAATATACATACGCACTTGACGATGGCGAGTTAGATGCACAAGAACAAGCTAAACAAATGCTCTCTCGCAAAGTCAATGCCACTGGTCGCTTGGATGCACTTCCAGAAGAACCAACCGAAAACCTTAAACAAACCCTATCTCGTCCAGTTCACAAGATGAAAGTTGCCACCATCAAAGGCAAAGACCTCTATGGCGTCAGCTTCGACATCGGAATTGATGCAATGCAGGGTGTTCTCGATAGTCAACTTATCGAACAACAGTTCTGGGACAATATGCTTCTTAACAATGGATTAGCCAATATTGATCCTGAATTGCTCGAAGCCTATATCAAAGCAAGTCCAAACGTTTCACAAAGAACCAAGACCACGCTTCAAAGCACCTTGAATCAAATGAAACGTAGCGAAAATCAACAACTTAAACAACAAATCGCTGATTTGGCTCAAAAGACCTCGGCGATCATTGACTACGCTAAACGACTTGAACAAGTTACAGGTTATCAAGGTAATTACTTAAAGAACTTAACAAGTGAGTTCACAAGTAAGATACAAACACAGAACCGTGTTATTGAGGACTTACAAAAAGTTTCAATGAACCCGAAGAAGAGTGAAGGACAAAAGAAGTCCGATGCTTCAAGAGGTATCGCTGGAACAGCACAGTCCTAAAATAAACTTCCCAAAGTTGTGAGGGTAACATCAACCTCGCCTAAATCGGCGTAAAGAATCACCTACCAAGGTGGTCGAAAGGACAAAAATGGAAAACGAAAAAAAGCCAAACGAGGAACAAGAAAACCTCAACCCAGCGGATTTTGAAGATAATCCAAACGATGAAAGTGACAAAGTCGATGACGATGACTCATCAAAAGATGCTGATGCCAACTCGGATAAGTCACAAACCGACGAGGAAAAAGAGAAGCAAAAAGCCAAAGATGCTCATTTCGCTCAATTAAGACGTGAAAAAGAAGCCAAAGAAAAAGCTGAAAGAGAACGTCTTGAAAAAGAAAGAGAGCAAAAAATCAGGGCACAAGCCAAATTGGAAGGCGAATTGGGTGTCTTAAAGACAAACCCATATACCGAAGAGCCAATTCGTGATGAAGAAGATGTAAAAATCTACAAACTTCAAAAACAGTTGGAAGATGAAGGTCGTGATCCAATTAGCGACTTGCCGAAGAAGATTGCGGAAGTCAATCGTGAAAACGCAAAGAAACTTGCTGACGAAGAAGCTCGACAAAAACAAGCCGAACTCGATAAGCAAGCAAAAATCAATGCGGAAATCAAAGAACTTCGAGAAAAGTATCCAAAGGTCGATACCGCCAAACTCGCTGGGGACGAATTGTTCCAAGAGTGTATGAAAGGTCGTGCCGGTCGTTGGTCACAGGTTGAGATTTACGAGTTATATCTCAACAAAAAGGCAGAAGCCGACAAGAAAGCCGCCGAAGATAAGGCAAAAAATTCTGTCGACGAAGCCACGAAGAAGTTAACGAAGACACCTTCCTCAAAGTCCTCCGGAAAGGAAACTGCCTCTGATATTGACAATATGACCGACGAAGAGTTCGAGGCATATTGGAAAAAACATTACAACTAAATTAGGAGGAAAGAACAATGGCTGTAAATGAAGCCGTAAAATACGCCGAAATGACAGACGAACAAATCGCTGCCATTCGTCGTAGAATCGAATCATTCGCCAAATCTAACGAATTTTTCGATAAATTATGTAATCACGAAAAGTGGGATCGTGGTTCCAAAACAATGAAATCCCGCAGGGTTATCAAACCAAAAGTCAAACCAGAAGAAGTTGTGCCAAGTCAAGAACTTATCGCACCACGTCCTTCCAAGATTGCGGTTGAAACCTTTTCACACGGAGTTGAAATCTACCGTGACAAAATCTCTTACTCTGCCGAAGACGTCTTATTCGGTTATGACGACATCGTCAAAATCGCTGGCGACACTCTCGGTGAAATCGTTACTCAAAAACTCGATTTCTTAAAGGGTAAACCATTTATCTCTTCTGCTTGTAGTGCCTCATACGCAACCAGCTATGATGCAACACTTGCGAAAATCGCTATCATTCTCAAAAAGAATGGTGCCAAACCTTGGTCAAATGGTCGCTTCCTTGCTCTTGTTTCACCAGAAACATTAGAAGCAATCCGTAGCGAACTTAAATCCGCTGGAACATACATCAGCGAACCAACCAAAGAAGACATCGACAGTGGCATTATCGGTCACTATGCTCGTTGGGACTTTATGGAATGCCCAAGTGAATTACTCATCAAAAACGCCAGCACACATTATATGGTCTGTTTAGGTAAACGTCCAAACGGACAATCACCAGTTGACTGTGCCAAAATCGAAGGCGTTGAAGTTATCCACAACGGTCTTGGTTCCGGTGTCCTTGTCGACGAAGACGGCAATTACACCAGCGACGACAACAAACAAAAAGGTTCCGTCGCCTGTAACGTCAATGGTCTTGGTTGCTACGTCAACGATGACCTCTGCATCATCGACGTTGAAGTCAGCGTGTCCACAATCGGAGCAAGCGAATTACTTGAATCTGATAAGACAGGATTTGTGTCCTTCTCACCAGAATCTCCATTAACCGTGTCGGTCGTTGCTGCTGCTGATGGCTCTGCCATTGCTTCACCAACAATCACCGTTAAGGAGTTCTCTTCAAGCGGTTCTGCTGTGACTGCATCAAGCGGTGTTTACAAACTTGAACCGGGTGTCGAATACTACGTCAAGGTTGAGAAATCCAGCTACACCACACAAGAACTCAAATACGTTGCGAAACCGGGAGCACAGACTCTTGTTGTCGCACTCGTTGCTGCTTAATCGAAGCATAAACGATAGGCTTTGGGGGTTGAGCCTTAATCAACCCCTCACTGAAAAGAGAGGAGAAAGCCAACAATGGGAAAAGCAAAAGAAAAAATGTGTAAAATCCTTATCCCAGAAGATCCAATCAATGCTGGTAAGGAACAATACAAAACTTTCCAAATGGACGGTCGAACAATCGACGTTGCTATCGGTCGTTTCGTCGATGTGCCTGAATGGTTAGCCAAGCGTGCTAAAGAAATTGGTTTAATCAAAGAATACATCGAATTATAAGCCATTATTTAGAGGGAGAAATCCCTCTCAATATCGTCAGTTAGTTTAAGGAAAACACATAGTTTTGTAGGTGTTGATGGCTCACCTTCTTCTCTCTATGAGATGTTGGTTCAAATCCAGCACTGGCGACTATAAAGGAGAACAACAATGTTATTATCAAAGTTAGTCTATTTATCAATTAAAAACGTCATTTATAACAATGATAGTAGTTTTACATACGGAAACTTTATGAATGGTAGTTTTGACAATGACATTGAACTATCACTTCAAATCAATAATGCGTTCTCACCACTTAATGAAGCAATCGCTCGTTTAAGTGATTTAGATCGCATTCCTTTCCGTTATGAACCTGTTTATACAAAAGAAGTCGATTTAGAAACCTTCTTACACCCAGTTAAAGACATTATTGGCGTTTTCAACTTTAAGGCAGTGCCATTTAAGCAAATCGGCAACACACTCGTCCTTTTAGAGGGAGATAAAGGTTTAGTCGAATATAAAGAAAACATTAAGACATTTAGCAAGGACGACCTTGTTCCACTTGTCTATGACGAAGACGACGGCTCTTATGAAGATAAAAATATCGACTTAAAGGTGTATGGAATTAGTGAATCAGCCTGTGCCTACATTATCGAATATGTGAAAGGCAAGTTATTAGAGCCAATCGCTCCTGAAATGGCGAACTTCCATATTTCCACCGCCGAGAACTACTTTATGAACTTAATGCCAAATCGCAAAAGTTCTCAACAAAGTGCCGTTCAACCAAAGTTTGTAATTGGAGAATAAAATGACAAAGACGACTTATCGTGCGAAAAGACTTAACGCTGCTCGCCGCAAAATTCTCAACGTTAATAGATTCGGCGGTCTTGATTTAAGCAACCAAAAATTCAACGTTAGTGCTGGACGAGCTATTGATAGCAAAGATTTCTACTTAAAAGACAATGTTCTCCAAGTTCGTGAAGGATTTGAAGAACTTTATGACGTCGCACCACAAGAGTTTATCGCTCTCGACTTTAAGACTAACGCAAAGGTTGAAAATGCGACAGTTATTGAAAACCCAGTTAAATTCAACGGAATTTGGAAATTCGTTGGAGAAGACGACCAACTACATTTCGTGGCTCATATCGGCTATTTACTATATGAAATTAAGAACTTTGGCACAAAAGAGATTGTGTTTGAGTTGTTAGCGAACGATACTCGCACCGATACAGCCGACGGAAAGACACGTCGCTTGCTCTACAAGTTTGAAAATCAACGCACTTTTGCCTTTGTCGGTTCAAAAATGCTTTGGTTCCTTGGCGGTAATCACTATATGGTTATCCGTTTTAATGGCGATACACAACACAAAATCCAACCAGTAGAGGACAATGAAATCACATTTGTTCCAAAGACTTCTATTGGCATTACATACACAAACGCACAAGTTCCAAATCGTGAGTTATTAGATTATCCAAATATGCTCACAATGTTTAGACGAAACACTCTTTTAAGTGGCGTTGGTAAAAACGAAGAATCTCTATTAGATACTGAATACTTTGAATATGTTTTAGACGGTTCTTTATTAACAAAATCTAATGAGCTATCAGGCGGTGTGCCAACTGACGAAGCACAAAAAGCCTTTTCAAAAATACATTTAATAATTCGTGAAAGGGGTGAAATCTAATGGCTTCTTTATCGTTATACGTCAGTGGAGATGACGTCGAATTTGATCCTTATCAAAATGATTGGTCTGATGTAGTGAGCTTTGGCGTTTCTTTTGATGCGGACGTCGAACGATCTGAAGGTCTTATAAATCCAAGAGTTGCTATTACTTATTCACTTTATATAAATGGAACTTTAGTTGAAGAAAGTGGTGCAAATTTCTACTTTAGTGGAAATTATGGATATATGGGTGACAGTTTATCAATTCATATTCCTTATAGCAACGTCCGATCTATGGATGTATATATAGAGGCTCAGGGATTTATCGATGCTGATAACGCTGATGTTAGAGCAGAAGATGGAGGAAGCGGAGAGTGGAGTATTGAATTATTAAATTATGTATTTTCAGTTACACCAAGTTATCTATATACATTAAGCAATCCTCTAATGGTTCCGTCTAGCGGAGCAACTGCTGTTATTAGCGGAAATGTTAGTGGCGTGCTTTATGATGACTATAATGATATAACAAGAAATATTCCTAACAACGCTATCACTCGACCAAATTTGTCGATTACTTATAATCAAGCGGACAACACTGATGTTGTCGTGAGATCATATACATATGAAGACGCAGGCGGAAATGTTTATTCCGCACCATTAAATATTTACGTTAAGCAAGTTCGACCTGCTTCAATCAAAGTTATTGGTGTCGACAGCAACGTTTATTATGCTGGTCGTTCTAATACATTTAGAGTTCCAGCAGGACAAACATTTAAGGTTGTCTTTAATGATGGAACAGAAATTGATTTGACACCGACAGATTTCACCTATCGTAAAGGAGCGTCAGTCGATGCGGAACAACTTGTCGTTGGTCAGTCTTATACCAATGAACAATTACCTTACATTTATTTCCAACACACTGTTACGTATGGCGGAGGAACTTTTGTTATCTTTGGACAATATGAAGTTCAATATACACCTGACGTAATTACAAGCGTGTCTATTACAGCAGTAAATAGTATTACGTATGGAAACTTCTTAACAAAAGATGATTTCACCGTAACCGCTACATATCAAAGCACGAGCACCGAAGTTTTAGATGTAGAAGACTACTCAATCGTTTCTCCGATTAGCAGAATTATGAGTGCGATTTCTTCTATTCAATTACTCGTTCGTGGAGCAAATTTCACCGTCAATTCACCAGTATTTACATACGTTACACCAACATTGAAGGTCGCTGATTGTGAAATTGTTGGTGAACTAATCACCGCATATAACAACAATCTTTCAATGATTGATTTAAGCAATATTAAGATTAAAACCGCTTATAACGGAACCGATTACAGCAATCTATTACCAATTAGTGATACATTAGCCGCTGGCGATGACGAATATTCTGTTGTTGCGAAAAAGCATTCAGGCGGAAGTTGGTCAAATATTTTTAATAGCGAAGCAATTGGTAATTACAACGGAACAACAGTATTAGAGATTAGCGAACTCACTAATGGAAGTATGTCCTGTAAGTTCGTCTTCTCGTTTGTCAGCATATTTGATAACGCTGATGGAGTCACGATGGACGTTGACTTTTCTGTTCTTGCTATGACAGAAATCAAAGGAATTAGTATTGTTAATCCATACACGGAATATCACGTTGGCGAAACATTCTTAAACGAAAACGACACAACAGAAGTTGCTATCTACTGGGAAGATAACGGAGCACTCAATTACAAGATTATTCCTTTATCAAGTGGATACACTTCAATTAGCGTGTTTCCACAAAAAGGATACGAGTTCGTTAATGTCGATGCGTCCAAACAAATCACCGTTAAATCCGTGTTGAATTCAAATGTGTATGCTGAATATACAGTTAAAGTCTTACCGGAAAATCAAAGCTCAACTACCTCAATTCACGATTTAGTAGCAATTTGGTCTCCGACAGCAATTTTACCGACAATTCCTGTATCTTCTTATACACCTGAAAACGGAAAAGGTGTGTTATTACTATACGAAGATAGCGATACATTAGTTGTAAACGGAACACGAATTCTCGTTAATCAACACGCCCATTGTTACGGATATATTGATAACATTTTAGATAAAAATTTACAGGCAAAAGTCGTATTGTTCGACGATTATTTACCTGAAATCGACGGTTCAGCAAATATGGAGATTACCTTCCCTTGCTATGCTGAAGGTGAAGCGGATTTAATCAATGCTTGTTCGTTTGGTTGCTTATTTGGAGCTAACAATTCAGTTAACCGCTTATTCGTTAGTGGTAATAAAGAAGTCGCTAATGCTGATTGGCATACAGCTGAACTCAACTTAACCGATTACGAAGGAGATATTGAAAGAGAAAACGGAAACTTCTCTTATATCCCAAGCGAAACAATTATGTATTATGGCGAAACTGACAACGCAATTTGTGGATATGAAGTTATCGCTAATGATAAATTACTCGTTCTCAAAACTTCGAGTGACAAAGAAAAAACTGTTTATTTCCGTGTGCCTATCACTGTCAAGTCAATTGATGCCGCAGGATCAGTATCGACCGACGTTGAGGGAAACACACTATATCAAGAAGAATTTGGTCTTGTTAAAGGCAACAACTCTGTCGCTGGAATCTCTCCAACAACAATTGTTAATTTCAACGGAGATACTCTCTTTGTCGATAGCGATAACCAAGTCAGCGGATTAGATTTAGTTGGTATTGTTGGCGATAACCAAAGATATGCGAACTCACGTTCAAAACTTATCGACCAAGCATTAAAGGGTATGGATTTAAGTAAATCTACTCTATGGACTAATAACAAATATCTATTCTTATCTGTAAAGGACGTTGGATTATTCGTTGCTCAATTTGAGGCAAAGACAGAAACACAATACGAATGGTGGTTCTTGTCATCGCATAATCCATCAGTATTCATCGAAGTTGATGGCGAAATTTACTTCGGTAATGATGACGGAAACTTCTGTAAGCTCTTCAACGGTATCCACGAAGACATTAAGAAAATCTTTGTCGGTAAGGAACAAATCTTATTGATTTCACTCTTACCTGACGAAGAGAGAGTTCTTACGGAAAAAGCGGTCATTGATCAACTCAAACAAACTGAACATTATGTGTTCCAACCTATCGAAGATAAAGAACACTACACCGCAAATATCTATTTCAAATCTGCTCTTATGAGAGAAAGCGGAACGGGTATGGACGTAAGAATTGATTACGAGAAAAACACGCTCGTCGTTATTAACAATGATATTTCACTCTTTGAAAACACAAAGTATTACCTAAATTGCGTCGAAGAAGATGTGGAAGAGCGTGGAAATCGTAATATTGACTGCGACGAAGATAGTGAATTCGAGGTCTATGGAGCACCATATACACTCAAACAAGTCGATGTCGATGACGAGAATTACGATGACAGTTATCCATCGTTCTACCTTCTCAATGCTGATGGTGAAGAAACAGATTTAAGTGAATTACACAATGCTGTTCTATGCGAAAAACTCGTTACTGAAGTTAACATTGGCGATATTGACTATGATCGTGCGACATTTGGCTTATACCGTGACGGAAAAGAGCTCGACATTATCACTTATGGAGCCCAAAACCCAGCAGAAAGACAAGTGAAAGCAGAAATTAAAGAGTTCGCAGGCATTGAGGCTTATTACATTACTTCTCCAATGTTCTCGAATACTCTCAATACATTTAAGACCATTTGGCAAATTGTTCTTACTAACGACACCGCTATTAAGAGCACACTTCAAGTGGGAATTGCCTCAAACAAAGTTCCTTATGTGAAGTCAAAGACTTTAGCGGCAATATCGAAGGGCGGTATGGGAATCAGTTTTGAAGATTTAATCTTCTCTCGTGCCGACTTTGATAAGAACGTTGTGCCAAGAACATATAACATTCAAAAAGTGTTAGGAATGCAAAAGTTTATCTGCTTTGCGTTCAAAAACCAAAAAGGTAATAACGCCGTTTTAAGTGAAATGGCGATTACATATACATTACCGTTCCCATCATACGGTAGTGATTAAGGAGGATTAAAAGATGAAAATTAGAAAATTGATCGCACTTGCGTCTTTAACCCTCGGATTAGGCTGTATAATCGCATTCAAGCCTGTTTCCGTTGGTGAAGCAAGAGCGGAAGGCGAAGAAGAAACCGCAGAAGTCGTCCAACAAGTCGAAGAAAAACAAAACAAATTCCTCGACACCGTTGTCGCACCATTATTTATCGCATTAGGTTCAGTCAACCTTGCGTCAATTGGTTCTTGCGTTGGTCTATTCTTTTGGAAAAAGCACAAAGATAATGCTCGTTTCAAAAAAGTAGATGCTTTGACATTAAAAGTTGAAAACTTAATTGGCGAAAGCGAAAACCTCAAAGAGGAAGCCGCTAAAACACAAAGTCAATGTGTCGCTCTTTACGATGCTCAAATTATTGAACTTAAAGAAGCAGTTGCTTTATTAAAAGAAACTGAAAAGAACACTCGAAATGTTGACGAAATGAAGAAGTCTATCGTTGTTTTGGGTGAACTCATTATTAAAAGTATTAAAGAAAACGAAGATTCAATTAAGAGCGGAGCCGCTTCAAAAATAGCCGAAGTCGAAGAAATCTTAAAATCATTAAGTAAGTAGGTGATAACTATGGCGAAAGAAAAGAAGTTCAAATCAAAGACAGTTGCCAAATATCGTAAATGGGATATTGGAAGCAAAGCTCTTTCGGTTGGAACAGTTATTACACCACTATTGCCAGCGACGATCATCACCGGTATCAACTGGGACGAATGGTTCAACAAGTGCGGAACATCGTTACCACTTGGTTTTGCATCGCTGATGATTACGATTATCGTGGCGATGTTAGGAATCTTGAAAAGCGATACCGTCTTAAAAAAGAAAGACGTCGCATTAGTCTATATCGCATTTATTCTATTGCTATTAGGCGTTACAAATCTATTTTTAGCAAGTTTATTCACAACTCTTGGATATATGTTTGTATTTACTGGATTAGGCGTGCTTGCGTCTGCTGGTGAATATCTCACAAACAAAATGGTTTTACAGCCAAAGAGAGCTTTCTATAAAGACCTTGTTGAAAAGAACGAATTAGACAATAAGTCTAAACGTAGAGCGGAGAGAATCCGTAGAGCCGAGGAAGAGAAACGTCTTGCCGAGGAAGAAAGAGAGAAAGTTGATTTATTATGAGAAGAAACAAAAGCCAACACTTCCTTAAACCCGGAAGTAAGAACGTTAATCTCATTAAAACAATTCGCATTTTAGCATCAGCCCTTTCAGTCGCACTGTTAGGGATTTTGCTTTTCTGTGGTATTGCGAACGGATGGGATAGCGTTGCGAGATTTTTTAGAGGTTCATATTTCTGTATGATCCTTGTCGCATTACTTATTATTGGAACAATAGTCCTTTGGATTTTGTTCATTGTAGATAAAGTGAAGAAGGTGACCGAAAATGAAGAAAATTAAAATGTTTGAAGGCAAAGAACAAGAATACGTCGTGAAAATGGCGTTTGTCTTTTTAGGCTTATTCTTTATTCTATTGCTCATTATCGGTGACTACTTTTGGCACCTTATCTTTGATCCAAGTCAATTCAATGCTACAAAGTGGGGAAACAGAGCTATTTTCAACGGCTCAATTTCACTCGCTTGTATGGTTCTTGGTTTTATCGCATTGCTTGAAAGTTATAAAGCAAAGGAAAAAGGTAAATATCAATTAAGAGTTCAACAATTCAAGGAAAAGGTAAATGAAATTTACGAAACTGTAAAAATCCTTTACTTTGACCAATTCATTACTTGGTATGCCGAGCGACAATTAAAGAACAAAAAGATTAAGCATTTAACCAGCCACGCAATTCCTCGTTTAGAGGCTGAAATCATTATTAAATACGCCACAGAACGAGATATTGAAACGTTAAGCGGACTTCGTAAAGGCGAAGAGCCAAAAGGCGAATATGGCGAGGATATTGTAAGGGAAGTTGATGGAAAAGAAATTCTTATTCCAGCGATTTTAGATACACAAGCCTGCTACGTTGAAGAAGTCCTTAATGGCTCAATCTGTGTCAATGCCGAAACTGCTTCTTACTATATGAGCGTCGGCAAAAACAGAAAAGGCAACTTGGAATCACTTGAACGTCCAATGGCTACCGAAGACGATCGTGTTAAGTCAATGAAGATTTCTTTCATTAGTAAAGTAATTATTTCGTTAATCTATACAACTATCTTTGCTTTATTATTTGTTGACCTTAATAGCGATACTGGAACAGCCGAAGCACTTTGGAACGCATTACTTCGTATCTTGTCCGCCACATTTGGTTTTATCACAGGTGGATTAACCGGATTAACCGACGGCAAGTTCCAATATAAAGAAATCGGTGAAAAAATGCGAATTATCATTGAATACAGTCAATTCTTTGACAACGGCGAATTCGTGCCTACAACTTATGAAGAAACTGCTCAAAAGAGAATTGAAGAATATCATAAGCGAAAGGCTGAAAGATTAGCCGAGGTCGTTGAAGATAAAAAAGAAGAAGAAAAAACCGAGCCATTACAGTTGGAAGATAACACCAAATATCTACCCTATGAAAAGAATTAGAATTTAGTATTCTAAAAAAGAGGTATCAATTATGGCTATTGAAAGTTTAACCGCTCTAACCGAGCAAGATAAGCAACATCTTATCAATAAATCAACGAAAGTTCTCCCTGATAATCCATCGGATAAGGGATTTTCTGCTTCGCAAATTAAGCAAGCAACATATGAACCATCAGTTATTTTATTTAATTACTTACAAAGAGCCATTACCGAAGTAAATGATTTCGTTACAACCGCAAATTTAATGCTTACCAAACTTGATACCGTCGAAACTGGGGCACAAGTAAACGTTATTGAAGGCGTTAAAGTTGATGGTGTCGAATTAACTCCAACAAATAAGAAAGTTAATGTTGTTTTAACCGGAAAACTTGATAAAATCACAAACTCATTATCGAGCGGTGATGTTGCCGCATACGTTGCTACCAACAACAATGGTTCGTATTTACAAAACTATATTAAAGTAGCTGGTTCTTCCGCAACCGCTTGGACAATCCCGCAAAGAAGAGAAAATGGCGAAATTGTTGTTGGTAGTCCAACTGCTGACAATCACGCCACAAACAAAAGTTGGGTGCTCGCTAATGCTGTTAATTTAACAGGCACTCAAAGCATTGGCGGTCAAAAAACTTGGACTGGTAAAAACATTTATAGCGATCTAAATCTTTACAATGGTTATCTCACAACTAACTCAAAAAACTACTTTGTAAAGGTTGGAGTTACAACAAACCAATATGTTATTTATAAACTTCCTTATGCTTTCACTGACGTCGGTGCCAAAACATATACACTTGCTGTCGACGAAGTGGCTACACAGAGTGCGAAAGGTTTGATGAGTGCCGATGACAAAGCACATTTAGACGCATTGTATTCGCTTTTAGGCGATGAAGAAGATGCTGATACAGTTGTTAACACCATTAACGAAGTATTAGAGATTTTTAACGCTTATCCAGAAGGTGTCACTATCGCTAATGCTCTTGCCCTAAAACAAGACGTTATCAGCGATTTAACATCAATTCGTGCTGGTGCCAGTGCCGGGGCTACTGCTGTTCAACCAACAAGAACGATAGCCGGCATTCCTTTAAGCACAGATATTGCTGCCCAAGCATTAACTGATGCATTAACATTTATGAACTCAACAACGGATTTAGAATACGTGATGGAGGACTAAAAAATGACTGAGAAAAAGATTATCGCTCACAAAGGAAAAATCCTTTATTGCGAAGAACTAAAAAGATTTGCGACTGCTACAACCGATAAAAAACACAAATGGGTAGAAGTCGATGAAGAAGCGGAGGTAGAAGAAAATGCCTGATAATAAAAAATTAGTTGATCGTGAAGCACTTAAAGCATTTCGTGTTTTACTTGACCAACATTTTATAAATAACGGAGAATATGATCCAACTGCTGCCGTTGGTAACGCAGATAGTGCCGACAATCTTTCTCCATATAGTCCAAATAGCGGATTAGGACAACAAGCACCATTTGTTTTCCAATCAACAGCAGGTGGAAGCGATGTTGGTGCTTTATGCCAATTAAAATCGTTAAGAGGACAGTCATATGCTTTTAATCAACTTTTAACAGTTGAGACGACTCATACAGATAGTAGCGTTGTTACTACCTTTAATTCAGAAACGGGCATTTTCACCGCTGTTGGAGAAACAAGTTCGCAATATCGAACATTTAGTGTTTCAGCAAGTCGTTGCTATCCGAAAGCAGATGGACATAAAATCTTATTAAAATTCCAGATTGTTGCAAACCCTGACGAGGTTAGTGTACGAGCTGAAGCTTTAAACGATGCAAATAGTAAGACATCGTCATATATTACAAGTGGAAGCAGTGATGTAATTTTTACATCCAGCACAAGCAATGCTGGTTCTTATGTTGGACTACATGAATTAGCTGTAAAAAATTTAAGTGGGTTACAATTTAGATTACAATGTTTTGATTTAACTCAAATGTTCGGTGCTGGTAATGAACCTACATCAGTTGAAGAATTTAATCGTTTATTTCCATTAAGTTATTATGCTTACAATGAAGGTGAATTAGTTTCGTGTCAGGCAAGTAAGTTAATTACTGTGGGATATAATCAGTTTGATGAATTAGATACGTTCATTAAAGTAGTCGCTGGTCAAACATATACGATTGAAGGTATCACAAATGGTTCAGTTGTTGAATATGATGGAAATCAAAATCAAATCGGAATCCATTCAATTACAGAAACAACTAATATTACATTAACGAACAATACTCAGTATGTAAAAGTTTTAGGAACAGGTAGTAATATCTGTTTTCACCTTACTTGGGACGGTAGCAAAACTGGTTATGAAGCATACAGCAAACACGAATATGGATTACCAAACGAAGTATTAAGAAGTGCTGGTTCTGCTTACGATGAAATTAAATCAAATGGAACGAAGATTACAAGAATTGGTGTTGTTGATTTAGGTTCATTAACTTTTGAAGACGCTAATGCTAATGGGTGGACGAGGGCTGTTACTAATTCATTACCCAATGCGAAACCAACAACGACCTTGTTAGACATACCTAATTTATTAACTGCTATTTTTACCACACAATCTCCCGATTACACATATAGTAATGATGAATGTATTTCAATTGACCAAAATTCAAGAATTGTAATTCGTTCAGCAAGTTTTGTTGGGAAAACAGGCAGTGAAATTAGTGATATTTTAGGTGGCATGTATTTATATTACGAACTCGCAACACCAGTAGAATCTGAATCAATCGCATTCCAAGAAAACATTGCTATTGATGACTGGGGAACTATGGAATTTGTTTCTACGTATCCACAAGGCAATGATTTCTTCTATTATGTTGATTATAAAGCGTTTATTGATAGTTTGGGTAACAGAGAAGATATTGGATTTGATGCAAATAAAATTGTTAGCCAAGAAGAATTAACATCTGCAATGAGTGATATTGATTTAACGGATTATGTTACTGTTAATACCGAACAAAATATTACTGGAAAGAAAACACATACAGGAGATATCGAATTAAGAGGTTCTACTCTATTATTAAGAAATGCCTCTGGAGAAAATTCTTCACAAGGCATTAAAGCAAAATCTCGATATCAAATGGAAATTTATGCTGAACAAGGAATTATCCTTAGAACTGATAATAATAATGCTGTTGCTCCTCATTCTTCTAATCGTTCTGATTTAGGGACAAGTTCTTCACAATGGAAAGACCTCCATCTCACAGGAAAAATCAAAGACGGAACGAATGAAGTTTCAGTTGCTCAAATCGGCAAAAAACTACTTTCTATCGAATCTCAAAGACACTTAACTTCAGGTGAAGCAAAACAATGTGTCGGTGGTGTTCAAGTGGTAAGTGATTATTACCTTAATTTAGGAAACGGAGTTTTGTTAAAGAATCCATATATTACAGGTATTCAAAGTTCAACAACCAAAATTCAAATCCTCGCTTCTGGACTTAATACAAGTAATCAAATGGTTTTTCATAAAGCAGAGCTTACTATCAATGATTCTGACGATACAGTCGCAGTTACAGAAGGTTCTATTACAACAGTCAATGGAACCGATATGGCAAACCTAATTGATTACGCCAAAACGCAAGGTTGGATTTCATAATTATTAGCACATCAAAACATAACTGACACAAAAAGCACTCTTAATTGGGTGCTTTTTTTAATTCTCAAAAATTCTCGACAAGCCCGCAGGAAAGCGAGGATTTTTTATGAAACATTTATCAAACTATACCTTTGACGAGTTCAAAGAGATGTATAGCAATTTACCTAATTATATCGTGGAGATTGTCTATGACTATTATCACAGAGATAGATACTTCACGATCGATGTGTTCGCAGACAAGCATCACATCAGCGTAGCAACATTATATAGATACATAAACAAAGTTAAGAAAGGACGCAAATAAGCGTCTTTTTTTATTATCTGGGTAAGTTGAGAATTTTTGAGAAAATTCGTTTGTTAATATGTCATTAAAGAAAAGAGGAATACAAAAATGAATGCATATGATGACGCAGTCAAAAACGCATTACAAAAAGTATTTGAAAATATTGCGTTAACAGGTTCGCCGACTGCTGAACAACTCAAATTTATTGAAATGTATAAATCAAAACCGAAAGCAAGAACAATCGATGACGACATTAAAACCGCTGAAAAAGTTTTCGCACTTGTTTTTGGGACAGATTTAGGAGGTAAAAAATAATGCCTTACAAACCAAATCCGTTTTACGCAAATCCTTATGTGCCTCGTATGCCAGTGCCTCAAATGAGAACACCGGAGCAATACCAAGCCGATTTGTTAAAACAATTACAACCTAATCTTGATATGTATAACCAGCAATATAATGCGTATCAGCAACAGCAAACCATTATGAACAATAGCGGTCAATATATCAAAGTTGCGACCTACGAAGAAGTAAAACAAATTCAAGCTCCAAGCGATGGCAGACCTGTCATCATCATCGACGATGCAAATGGATTTCTTTATTCCAAGAAATTCGACAACGGACAAGAATACATTAAATCGTTCCGTTTGGTGCCTAATGAAGCAAAAGAAGAAAGCAAAAAAGAAGATAGCGTTTTAGACAAGATTTTAGAACGTTTAGATAAGTTGGAGGGTAAGAGCGATGGCGATAGTCGATGTGCTGATGAACCGGTTAAAGACGCAGAATCCACAGGGATATAAATTTGTCAATGAAGTTCGTCAAAGCGGAAGAAATCCAACTGACGTTTTGCGTGAAATGTATAGCAAAGGTCAAATAAATGACCAGCAATTAGCCCGAATTCAACAACAAGGAAGAATGTTTGGCGTTCGTATTTCTAACGAAGAAATAGCCAAGATAAAAGCCGTTGATAATAAACCGACACAAACTAAAAAGTTTGGTGGTTGGTTTTGATAAATTACTTTGCTGTTTTCTCACTAAAATAAAGCAAAGAGAAAGGAGTTTCACACAATGGAAGACACAATGAGTGGTTTCGGTGGGGGCGTTGGTTTATTAGTCCTTATCCTTATCTTTTTATTTGGCTTTGGCGGAAATGGTGCGTGGGGAAGTGGCGTCGGATCAGCGACAGAAGTCTATGCTAAATTAGCAAGCGAAAGTGCTGGTGCGAACAGTTCCGACATCATTAGACAAGGATATGAAAATCAACTCGCAACTCAACGAGCAAGTTATGAAAGCCTCTTACAATTCAAAGATGTCCAAGCACAATTAGCCAGTTGTTGCTGCGATATTAAGTCCACCGTCATCGAACAAAATCAAATGACACGTGATTTAATCAACGCTAACACAATTACTGAACTTCGTGCTGAACTCGTTGAAGCAAGAGATGAGATTGTGACCGGTGCTCAAACACAAGCATTACTTAACGTTTTGGCTCCACGTCCAATCCCAACAACCGTTTACGGATACCCAGTATTCTAATCTAATAAATATGTAAATTATCCTTTATCAAGTGAGTGGTAAAGTGAAATTCAATTTTGATAAAGGAGAAAAGATATGATTAAGAATTTTTATCCAGTTTACTTTGTAACTGGGGCAAGTATCAGTGACGGAAGCATTGTGCTCTCTATCAGTGGTTCTCCTGCGATTAGCGAACATTCACATTTTGCGATTAGATTTGCTCCGGGTGTGTCTATCCCAAGCGGATGCACTGCGGATATGCCTGTCGTAATTTCGATTGGTTCTTCTACTTATGCGATTAAAGATAAGTATGCCGAACCTGTGACGTTTGCTGAAATGCCAAAAGACAGAGTAAATTGTAGTTACTTCAACCCGAGATTTGTCATCGTTGGTGGTATCGGTTCTTCAACTGATTCCTCCGCCACAACCTATTATTACGTGGCTTGGGATATTCCTCTCAACTGATGCACACACGAATAATTGAAGACGCAAATCTCGAACAGCTAAAAGACTTTGCTCATTACTCAATTTCAATGGTTAAGCGAATTGACGAAGACGTATATGATGACATCGAGATGTATCTATACAAAGAAGTCTATGGTTGCCACTTCACGAAGTGGCTTCTTGAAAAAGCGACTAAAGAAATGACTAATGAAGACGGAACAAAAGGCGGTCACTGGACTGTCGATGACACAAATGTCGTTGCCTCCCAAAACGGCATTGAGTTCAAGCATTTTAACCAATACGACTGGAATTATGTGATGAATATGATCTACTCGGATTACTATGGTTCTGTGCCTAACGAACTCTCTTACTATGTCAAATTAGCAAAGAAATTTCTAATGGACAAAGACGCTCCGGAAGGCAAAGCTCTAAAGTATTATTTGGCTATGGATAAGTAACATTAAACACCGTCTAATCGTTAGGCGGTGTTTTCTTACACGCCATTTTAACACCCATATAAAATATGGACTTTGTGATATTTTAAGAATAAGTGAGGCAAATACCAATGAATAATGAAGAATATTATAAATACTTAAAAGACGAAAACTACAAGAGCCTTTTAAGTGCTGAAATGCAATTAGATAGTGCTCGTCAAAGAGCAATGAAAAATACACAAACTCAAATGGCAGCACAAGGATTAGCGAGTGCTGGATATGGTTCAACAAACCAAATGGGAATTGAAAACCAATATCTCCAAGGCTTACAAAATGCTCAAAATCAATATCAACAACAACAAACTCAAATCAATTTTGCCGAGCAAGAAGCCAAAGACCAAGCAATCGCAAATCAATATAATTCACTTACTCAAATGATGGGTTCAGCACAGAGCCGTGATGAATTAGGCAATCTTTTACAAGCCCAAGGATACGGTCGATATGAGAACGGTAATTTCGCTTGGAATAAAGACAAACTTGATGAACTTGGCGAAGACAATGCCATCAATCTTCAATCACTTTATGGTATGTATGGTTCTCAATTAGACAGTGTTGCTGAACTTGCCTATGCTCAAGAATGGGATGCCCTGATGAGTAGTTTTTCTCAAGCAGAATTCGGTTCGGAAGAACTTATGAATAAATGGATCGATGCCTACATCGATACAAGCAAGATGACAGAAGAACAAAGAAAGAAATGGGATTTAATTCTTGAACAAAAATCGAAACTTGTTAAAGAAGCCGAAGATTACAATAAAGCCAATACAATCACCAATTCTTTATATGATGGAAAAATCACAACTAATTTCTCAAGCAATACCAAAGAATCAGGACAGGCATTTGAGATTACTGTCGGAGATTATACGTATGATGTCGGTTACGAAGGAAGTAAACCAAGCAACCAAGCCGGAACGGCAAATCATCAAATGGGCGATATTTGGACAATTCAAGAAGGAGATAATTTTAGGCTTGTTATCAAGGGTTCCGATGGTGATGCACACTACATCAATGTAAATGACTTAAATTACGAAGACCGTCCTGATTTCTGGAGCGATATGTTCAAAGCCCTTGGATATAACGTCGAAGCAACAACAAGCAAAGATCAGGGTTGGCTTCTTGGAACAACATACGGAATTAAGATAGACGGTGTTTGGTATAAAATTGAGGGAAACAAGTTATCTAAAGCAAACACCAACTGGTCTCTCGTTTTTGAAAACGAAATTAAATAGTTTATTATGCCGAACGATTACGAGACACGAAAACTTTATCTTGACGCTCTAAAACGACAAAAGACATTATCGGCTTATTACAATAACGCACTGGTCAATCAAAGCACGTCAAATGACATCGGTAGTCTTGCGGCTATGGATACTCTTTTTCAGCAACAAAACAAAACACCTGTTCAAGAAAAAGATTTAACACCAAAAACAGAAGAGCAACAAGAAAAGTCAATTTGGGAAAAGATTGGCGGATTTTTTAGTGAAATCTCAACAAAAGTTTTAGAAGGTGTAGGCGGTGCCATTGAAGGTATTGTCGATTTTGTTGCGACTGGTGTATCTGCTTTGGGAGAAGCAACTGGTTGGTATGAAACGGAAGGTATCAATGACTTTATTCAACACAACTACGCAAAAGACGTAGCCGAGTGGGGAAGAAACACCGATTTCTTTACACCTTGGGGAATTGCTAACCAAATCGACAGTATTGCCGATGGTCGTTGGTTAGAAAACTGGTATATGCCTTTTGTTGATGAGAACTACACCGCAAACAACTATGTTTTAGGCGATACAACGATGACTGATGGATTTGGTGGATTTATGTCCGATGCGGCTTATTCCATCGGATTTATGCTCCCATCAATCGTTGCTGGTATAGCAACTGGAGGCGGTTCCGTTGCTGCTCAAGCAGCATCACTTGCCGTTATGGGTGTTGGAGCCGCTGGTAAAGGCGGAGAACAAGCACTTAATGAAGGTGCTACTGCTGGTCAAGCACTTGGCTATGGTGTTGCATCAGGTGCTGTCGAAGTCGTATCGGAAATTGCTGTAGGCAAAGTTTTAGGACTTGTTGGAGCAGGCACAGGAAAAATTGCTGGTGTCATTGGTGGCAAAGAAGCAGGAAAATCTGTCGTCAAAGAACTTGCTAAAACAGCATTTGAAGAAGGTATGGAAGAAGTCTTCTCTGACGCTCTTGCTCCTACTATCGAAGCAATTTATAAAGGTAATGAATCATTTAGTCAATATAGTGATCCAAATTATTACAAGAATATGGCTCGTTCATTTGCGAGCGGTGCGTTCGTTGGCGGTTTAATGGGTGGAGCAAACACCGCTGTTTCTCGTTATCGTTATTCTGCTAATGGAATTTCTTTTTTAGAAAACCAAAAAGAACTTTACGATTTAGCTGACAAAGCAAGAGTTGATAGCCAAAACGGTATGACCGAAGCCGAATTACAAGAGAAATACGGTGCCAAGATGCAAGACCTCACCAATAAGATGGTGGAATCTTTCGAGAAGTTGTCGAAGAACGAAAGAGCATTTAATAACCTCAAAAACGATTTACAATTCGAAAGTGCCGAGCAACTTAAATCCCAAATCGACAAGCCAGTAATGGATCATATCGCTGATAGTGTTTCTCGCATCGTTCGTTCATCAGGCATCGCCGACAATTTCAACATTAAGTTCGTTCCAGCAAACACATTAGCCGAAAGTGATACAAAAGCTATTTTAGATAAAAAAACAAATACTGTTGTTATTAACGAAAATTATAAAAGTGAATTCACAAATCTTATTAACCACGAAGTTTTAGGACACTTGGTTTTAGATAATGTCGAACTTACAAAAAATCTTAACGATGTCATTGAAGGCGACAAAAACCTCGTTGAAGAATACCATCGCTATGATAAACAACTCGAAAAAACATACGGCAAAAACAAGAACACATTAGCCAGCGAAAGATTGGCGAAATTTTTGGAAAGTCATTTACACGACGCAAAAGCCTTTTCAAAGATTTTTTCAAAGACTTCACTTGCGAAAGCCAAGACGATCAATTTACTTAACAGATTTATTAACAAAATCGGTCGTGTAAAAGGTATTTCTAATATCAATAAGGAAATCACTAACTATGCTCGTCAAGCGGTTGCTGAATTACGAAAAGCCAAAGTCGAACAAACCAAAGCGACAATTAAGACTTTGAAGAAAGAGGCTAAACAAAAAACTACCAAATCCAAGAAAGAACCTTTAATGCCATATTCAAAACAATATGCCAGCAAGGGACTTGCTTATGCTAAAAAACTTGTTGAAGATAGCGAAGGCAAAGAAAGAACTGTCTATAAGTCAATTATCAGCCAAGAAGGTTCAAAATACCGTGATGCCGAGAAAGTCCTTAAAAAAGTATGGCAAACACACGGAAATCGCTTTATTGACCTTTTCGGTGGCACTGGCACTGTCGCAATGAATAGTGGATACGATAACGTTGTTCTTAATGACGCAAATCAAAATCTTTATTCTATCTACAAAGAACTCGTGAGCGATAAATACAAAAACGCTACCGAGATTTATAACTATATACAAGAACAAATTGATAAGTGGGATTTACGCACAAAGGAAGGTTTTGAAAACTTTGTCGACCACTATAACGAATTGCCAAAGAAACAACGTAATCCGCTTGATTTACTCATTTATAGCAAATTTGTAAGAGGTGGGCAGTTATACCTTGATGAGAAAGGCAATATGACTTCAACTTATCTCGGTCATCCTGATGCTTTCAAAGACAAACAAGACGCTATTTCAAATATCAAACAAACTCGTGAAGCAATGTCCAAAATGGATTTAGCGAACAACGATTTTGAGGATATTCTCAACGATGCCAAAGCTGGCGATGTTGTTTACGTTGATCCACCATACGCTAACACCAATGCTCGTTATAACGAGAACTGGACAGAAGCTGATGACGAAAGATTGATGAAATCCCTTGATAAAGCCAGCAAAAGAGGTGTCCAATTCGTTTTGTCCAATGTCCTTGAATACCGTGGTAATGTCAATGAACAATGGAAGAAGTGGGCTGACAAATATAATGTTGAACACTTTGAACGTAATTATCGAAGAGGAACAGCTGACGAAATTATTGTTACTAATGATAACGAGGATATTCGTTATGCGAAAGATTTATCAAACAAATTTGAAATTAGTGATTTAGAAGAATTTTCAGATGTGGGCACGATTAGCAAGATTGAAGAAGATATTGACGCAATTAGTTTTTGGCTAAACAGAGAAATGATGCCTGAAAATATCCATAAAGATGCTGACAAATATATCGCTTTCAAACTTGGAAAAAATAAAATAAATTCAACCATTCAAACTGAAGATGGAAAAATTAAATTGATTTATGGTGGTAAAGAATACACAAGTCAATTCTTTGAAAATTACTTTGACGATTTTAATAAAAAATCGCTTGATGAGTTAAAGAAAAAAGAAGGTTACCAAAAGAAAAGTATTGGCATAAGCTCTTCTAATGCTATTACAAAAGAAGAGCAAGTTTTAGAACGCACAAAATCGCCTATTTCTCAAATTCGTTCCCTACAAGCTGATAGTATAACTGAACTTACCAAGGAAATTAAAAACATTTATGGTAAAGATTACATAGTTAAAAATAATAAAATTTATCGTGATTTAGGCAACGGAAAATCCAAACTCGTTGCTGAATACGAAATAATGAAAGAGCATACCAAGGGCGGTGCATTTGATGCTCGTGATTTTGACGTGAAACAGATCGGCGATGTGAAAGGCATCGACATCGAAAAGAAACTTAATCGTGTTCGTGGAAAGATTTATGAATCTCGTGAGGCTTTCTACACCGCACTCGATAAAGCACTCAATCTTTATGCGAAAGACACATACGAAGTCAAAGACGGCAAGATTTACAAAGCCGGACAACCAATTTTTGAACTTCAAATTCCAAAGGGTGCTTGGGTGAAAGGCTCCGACCATTTCAGCGTCGTTAATGCGACACCTGTTGAAACACAAAAAGAAGCCGACAAACGTCAGCCAAAACTTAAACTTAAAGAAACCGAGAAAACCAAATTCGGTGATAAGGTTGCGGACGCTCTCTTTGAACTTCAACAACAAAAATACGCTGATAACAATAATAAGACTATTGAACTTATTAAAGATAAATTATCTTCTATGACAAATAAAAAGGTGTCATTTAGAAAAGCATTCGACGACAAAACCAAAAAAGCCACCGTCACATTTACACTTGATGGCGAAGACTTTGCTAAAGCTCAAATTAAACAAGGTCAAATTATTGATAGTGGAGCAGTTGCTGAATACAACAAAAAGGTAGTTCAAGAAAGACAAAAAATCCGTTTTGAACAAGAACAAGCACGCAACAAAAAAGTTGATACAAGCAAGATTGTTGCTGAAGACGAAGCATTTAAGGACACCACCACACTTCGAGCGATTGAGAACGAAAATGGCGATATTTTATGGCGTCAAGTTATTGACAACTATAACCAAGTCAAAGAAGCCGCCCAAGATACAGTTGTATCTCTTTCTTCCACAGACGAAGTTATTGGTGCTGTTAGAAAATGGCTTCGCACACTTGCTCCAAACATTACATTTGGCGAAACTCGTGGTTTAGATACCTTAAAGACAGCGACAATTTACAACTTATCCAAGTCCAAATTCAATGACTTTGTTGATGAAATTGCTAAATCATATATGGACGCTTCTACCGTTGTTGTCGAAGGCGAAGACGCTGGCAAAGCGGTCAAGACCAAGATGACACTACGTGAGTTTTTACAAGACAGAGGTATGGACGATGTTGAGGTTGAAGAAAACGTCCGTTCATCGTTAACTGATATGCTAAATCAAAGTGCCAAACCAACACAACGAGCTTTGGCGATGAAACAATTACTCGAACGTATCGATCGCCTCAATAAGCAAATTCGCATTGACAAAGAAGTCAAACGCACTTTCTTTAAGGCTTATAAACAAGTCGAACTTTTACAAAAGGAAATGAAATATCGTGGCAGTCAAATTATCACTGATATTAGAATTAGCGACGTCGATTTCTTAAAAAAATTAGTCAATCGTGGTTGGTTTACACCGACAGGTAATATCTCCGGTTCTGTGCGAAAAGTCGCAATGGAATTAGAAAAAAGTGGATATTTTGACAAACTTGAAAAATCAGTTGTTGGTGCTCTTCTCGCTGATACATCACTGATTGATGTTTACAGAGAACTTGCCAAGACTTATGATCCAACTCGCAAAATCCAAAAAGTTCTTAATGTCGATGAGAGCCGTGCCTTTGCTGTTGCCGTTCAAGAAGTTCGTAAAGTTTATAAAAACTACATTGAAGGCGTTTATCAAGAAGTCGAGGCACAAGCCGGCGAACGTGCTATTGAAATGAATCTCGTTAGCAACGTCATTGGAGGTAAAGACGGGTTTGGAAAAGCGTTTTTGAATATGGCTCAAAAAGTAATGAACCCTATCGGCGTAATGCGAACAGCGTCTGTGTGTAATAATGCGTTAGAAGATTTATTAGTTAATAAACCTATTGAATTATATTCAAAGAAACGTATGGCACAAGCTGAACTCACAGAGAACTTCCAAAACCTCATTAAAAAGAGCGAGGCACTTAAAAATCAATACGTAAAGACAAAGTTTAACGGACTTACTATCCCACGTTGGAACTTATACGGTTTATATCTCAATATGATGGCAGAAGGTAACCGCCAAAACATCGAACAAAAAGGATATACCATCACAACTGACAACAGAACCATTAAGCATTTTAATTACAACGAAGGGCTAATGGACGAAATTAAATCAATTCTTTCCGAGCAAGAAATCGCTGATTTAGAAGCAATTTCCGCTTTCTTAAACGGCGAAGAAGAAGGGCAACTTAAATGGTATGCCAAAGAAAACGGAAGCAAAGGAAATCCGTTCTTCCAAGTGATGGAGGATAGATATTATCCAATCACTTTAAGTGAAACCGCAAAAGGTCTTGACGCAATGCGTGAAAACCAAGGAGCAAACTCTTTCTTTATTGACGCTTCTAATGCCTCTCAATTAAAAGAAAGAACAGGAGCTCGTAATGCGGTTAAAATTGTTAATCCATATAGTTTAATTGCTTCATACATTGACAGTATGACAACAGTCGCTGAAATCAATGTTGAAATGAAGAAAATTGAGCGTATTCTTAATAAGAAAATCGAAATCAATGGCAAAACAATGTCGGTTATTGATTATATCAGTTCATATACACCTAACTTTGCCAATAACTATGTTTCTTATGTATCAAAATTATTTGGCAAACCAGTAACCAAGTCTGTTGAGAATGCTTTTGACAAACTCACTGGTCGTTATGCCACAGCAGTTTTAGGGTTAAACGTTGGTTCGATGCTCACACAAGCCGCATCACTTCCAACTGGTATGAACATTACAGGCGTTATTTCATCGTTAAAGGCACTTGGAAAAGCGAATACATATCAATTCCGCAAGAACCATAACTGGTTAATGAAAAACAATGGTGTCTATCGTTGGCGTGTTATGGATCACGGTATGATTAAAGGCTTGACAACGTCAAGTAAGTTTAACCAATACTCACAAAGAACGCTTAATAAGATTACTGAATTAACGTTAATGCCAATGGAAAAACTTGACCAATTATGGGCGTTAATGGAATTTAGTTTCTGCCAACAAAACATCGCTGACACAATGGGCGAAGGATATGAAGTTGGCTCCGAAAAAAATTTGGAAGAAGCAAACAAAATGTTCTCCAAAGTCATCCTTGAAACAATGTCAAACAGTGATCCAATCGCAAAATCGATGCTTCGTAGTGGTGAACTTGGCAAATTTATGCAGTATACCTTTGGTATGTTTGCTTCCGATTCTCAACAAAAAGTAACATTATTTATTACGAATTTAGTTAAATACGTCCGCTCTCGCAAAATTGCCAAGGCAACTCAACAAATGATTGATAGTGGTAATTACGGTATATACACCGAAGAAATGGTAAAATCAATCAATAGACAAGCAAACGAAACTGTTGCCCAAACAAAAAAGAGATTTCCTGTTTATGGTGCAACTCTTCTTGCCTCAGGCGTTTTAGTCGCACTTGCGAAAATGCTTCGTGACGGACTTTATGGGCGAAGAGATAGAGAAGACCTTATCAAAAACCCACTTGAATTTGTCAAAGACATCACAATGGAAACATTCGTTGATTGGGTTCCATACATCGGTCAGCTTTCATCGTATCTTAAATACGGTAATCAAGCACCAATGCCATTATCCGCAACTTATGGTATGGTCGATACAGTAAAAGGCTTA